TTCCACCGGCCAGAGGCAGACGCTCCCCATAGTTGCGCACTCCCATCCAGTTGCCCCCCAGACCTGTGCCAACGGGAGCAATGCCCAGCGCCTTGGCAATCGCGGGGACGTTCAGACCATTCTTGATATGGATGCTCTCAAAATTGCCGCTCGTATAACCCGGCGTGTGATCATCATCGCCTACTGCCCCGTTCCTTTTGGTCACGGTATCCGACAGCACAGGGGAACCATGATGGCCGGTATTTCCCTCCCATTGCGCATCCAATTTCAGGGTGCCACTGCTGCCCGGTGCGACCAATGCGCCATCGGATGCCCGAATGGCTTTCCACAGGGTGGAGGTGCGGCTGTGGTCTTTTGTGCTGTCTGCCGCATCGTTGTTCGGCAATATCTGGATTTCACCATCGAACAGGCGATAACCGCTTAACCACTCCCAGACGTTGCCGTTCAGGTCGGCAATGCCGTTGGACTGCCCGTTGTGCCGCCACGACGCAGGGCCGGAACCCGTGTAGGTTCTGCCGTTGCCTTCAACTTCTCCAATGGTGCCGCCATAGACGCGACGGGCGGTCTCCCATTTCGAGGCGTGGTCTCGACCATAATGGTTGTTGCCGCGTGGCAAAAAGCCGTTCTTGCGGCACCACAGCGCAATCGCCATCCACTCGGCATTGGTCACGATGTGCCAGCCCGGGCCGTTGGCCTTTGCCCAATTGTAGAAACTGTCGAAAGTGGCACTCGCGCGCGGGTCTACCCCGGGCAGACTGAGCAGGTTGCCGTCCTTGACGATGCCCGCGTGTTGGCCGATGAAGATTTCGTTCTTCTCCACGCCGTTGACGATAAAGGCGGGGTGTACGCCTGTGCCAAGAGCCGGGTCGATGTCCTGAAGGTTGAATTTGGGGATGATGTTCATGTAGCTGGGGTGGCCTGCCGCCGTGTACAGCACGGTCACAAGGCCGCCCGTGGCCGCTTCAACACTGGCGCGAAGGTCGTCTTTGACGAAGATGGTAGGCATGTGTTTTCTCCTGATGGTGATCTCTGGTGTTTAAACGGTCGGCCACAGCGTGATGACCACCGCGTTGGTGTCCAGCGGTTGCGCCTCGCGTATCTCCGTTGCACCTTGCAGGCCGGGGTCGGGGCTGTCTTCGGTGTTTTGTTCCTGTTCGGTGAAGCTGACCGAATAGCGCCGCGCCGGTATCTGGATTTGCGCCAGATACGCGCCCTGGTCGCCTTCGGTCACGATGCCGTCCATGCGGCGGATTTCGATGATGACCGCCACGTCCTGCTGGCGCTCGGCGCAGTCGATCTCGTAGCCGCCAATGGTGACGACGCTGCCAGAGATGGCGAAGTCGGCCACCGGTTGACCGGGGTGAATCAGGTGGATTTGCATAGGGTTCTCCCAGAGGGTTAGTTGCGATGGTTAGTCATGCAGACGGCTGACACGCCAACGCACCGTGACGTTGTCGGCACTGCTTGCCAGAAAGAGCGTGAAGCCGTTGTTGGCACGGCTGGCGACAACGACGTGATGTGCCGCGCACGGTGCGCCGGTGGCGCTGACCACATCAAAGGCCAAGGTGTAGTCGTTGCCCGCCAGCCGGTTGATGGACACGGGTATCGTCGTGGGGTTGTCGAACAGCGCCGGAAACTGCGGCTCCATCCGGCGCACGTCGGTGATGACAACGTTCGCCAGATTCGGGTCGGTCGCATCCGTGCTGTTGGCAGGGATGGCGAGCATGGTGATGGCAATCGCGCCATCCGGCACGGGTTGACCAATGGCGGTCACCGCCAGATGCCACAAACCATCTGCGCCAGCATGCAAATAGGCGTAGACCGTGGCCGCGCCGCTGCCGATGTTTGACGGCACCGAGGCTGCGTTTTCTCCACTGGCCACCGCGTAGCAGCGGCCGTTGGCAAAGCAGGTGCCTGCGGCCAGATTCAGGTTGCGGGCAGCCGTGGATGATTTGCTCACCGTGCAACCGGTCACCACGCCACGATTGGTCAGCGTAATCTCCCCTTCCTGCTGGATCTGTTCGCGCAAGGCTCGCACCCCGTAGTTGGCGACATTGGCCTGATCAATCGCAAACTTGGTGTTGGCCACCAAGTGGTTCTGAAACTGCGGTGACAACGTCTGCTGGGTCTGCTCGATGTCGGCGACCCGATTGGCCAGCGAGGTTTCATCGCCACGGGCGGCGGTCACCTCATCGGCAAACTGCTTCAGGTACACGTCGTTGTTGATCAACTGCTGATAGTTGGGATTCCACGTATCCGGGTGCTTCGGGTCTGTCGTTTCCAGCTTGCGGATAAAGCCCTTGAAGCTGGCGCTGCCGTTCAGGTTTGCCATTGTGTTGCTCCTAATCAGTATTGGAAGGTCAGTTCAAAATCCATCTCGGTCTCCGGCTCAAACGCTTTGGGGGCAATCACGCGCTTGCCTACCAAGATGCCGTCGCTGGTGAAGGCGGCGCAGCTTCGTAACGTGCGCGTGCCAACCGTGGTGCCGGTCAGCGTGGCCTTGGCCGTCACGGTGACATCGGCGACGCTGACCTCGGCCTCGATGCGGGCGAACTCGCCGAGAAGCGCGGTGTCGGTGGCCGGGTCATACGGCGCGTCGTTGGTGGAAAAGGCCAGATAGCGGATGCGCGGGATCGCGGTGCCGTGGGCGGCGGCGTGCGCAACGTTGCTGCGATAGACCTTGGCAGCGGAGATGGCGGTGGTACTCATAGCGGTTCCTGTGTGATGAGCGATTTGTGGCGGATGCGAACCTTGCCCCAGAAGGCGATGGTGGCCGGGGCTGGAATTTCGCCAAGGTTGCTTGTGCCGTCGAGTACGTCTTCGCCATCCGAGAGCAGCGGGTAGCGCAGGTCGCCACCGTCGAGGCAGCCCGTGGCGTCCAGCGTCTCGCCGGACAGGGGGCTTGCGCCATCCAGAAAGTCGCTGTTATCCAGCGTGTCCGGCAGTTCGATATACGCGCCGCCCAGTACCGTGCCGGGGAGTTTTACGCGGGCTGCTGGCACGTGGATGGACAACTGTCCGCCGTCCAGAGGTTCGCCCGCGTAGCGCTCGGGCAGCAAGATGCTGGCACCGTCCAGACGGCTGCCGCCGTCCAGGGTGTCCAGCAGCGTTTCACCGCCGATGATGTCGCAGCCATCGAGCGTATCGAAGGCGGGAATGGTGAAGCGGCGGCAACCGTCAAAGACCGTGCGGCCACGCACTGTCAAGCCACTCAGGCGCACCGTCGCATCAAAGTGCGCGGCGGCAAACAGCAGGATCGTGACCAAGCGTGAACGGGCAGGCGCAAACGCCGCGCACAGCCGGAGGATCTCGCGCATCATGGCGTGCGTCGTGACGCCATCGGCGGCGTTCAAGCGCAGCGCATACTCTGCCCAGTGATGCGTTAAAAACCGGAAGGTGCTGTCGGGCGCAGATAAATCGCTTGCGCCATCGAGCGCGTTGCCGCCATCCAATAACTCGCCGCCCGCATTCAACCACTCGGTCATGCGTTGACCGTGCTCGATGAGGTCGCAGTCGCCATAGCCGTGCGCGGCCAGCGCCTGCTTGACCGCCCACGGCGTGCCTTTGGCGCGGTGCAGCGCGATGGCCTCTTTGATGAGGCGTCTCTTGGCATCCGGGGTACTGATCGCTGGCCAGATGACTTCCTCGGTCATCGAGAATTGCTCGGCCAGCGGCAAGAGCGCAGCCTCTGGCGCGGTGTCGATGAGATACAGCATCAGCGTACCTAGCGGAAGCCTCGCGTGCTGTTCCCACAGCAGATCGCACAGGGCAGCAAAACGCGGGTCGGATGCCAGTGCGGGCGGCAACGCAGGTAACAACGCTGACTTATCCATTGACTGCTCCCGCGTCAGTCAACGTTACGCCCGTGCAGCGACCCCACTGGTGGCGTTCCAGTACTTTCAAGGCCGGAGACGTGACCTGCACCCGGTAGACCCCAGACACGTGCAGTACCGCAGCGATCTGCTCGGGGACAAGGTCTACGCCCAGCCGATGCTGGCGCTCGGCAAGCCACACATCCAGCGCGTCGCGGGCGCGTTGCATGGCATCCACACGCTCGGCGCTGGTGTAAAAGGTCAGCGCAGCCGTGATGGCGTAATCGACCGCCTCGGGGCTGCGCACAACCACGGTGTCGGTAAGCGGACGTACACGCTCGTCCGATACCTTTGCTGCGACTTGCGCGATCAAAGTCTCGGACGGCAAGCCGGATTCCGTCAGTGGATACAGCGCCACCTGCCCGGGCGGTTCACCCTCGGCGGGGCCGTAAACCGCCACATCGACGATGCTTTGGTGTGCGCTCATCGCATGATGCCGATACGCACCGTAGCTGCCTGCGTTGGTGTACGCCTCGGGCGCGGACATGATGCGCTCGCGGTAGTGGCCGTCAGTCTCGGTGTCTGCACCTCCCGCACTTGCTGTGACGTTGCTGGCCGTGACTGCAAGGCCGGATTGCTGCGCGTTGATCTGGCCGGGCAGCCAGCCGTTGCCCGCTTCGCCGGGTTGCGTGCAGGTGGCCGTGACAAGCACCGGGTTCGTGCCAACGATTACGTCTTCATCGGTCGCAAAACTGACGCGGCCATCGCTGCTGGCCACAAGCGTCCCGGCTGGCACCATGACCGCCAGGCCGCCCGGATGGCTTGTCGTCAACTGGACGCGGGTTTGCGCGGACGCTGCGGCCAATCTGGGCGTACCCACCAGATCGCCCAGATAGTCCAGAAACACACCGCTCGCGGTGCGCACCAGCATCTTCTCGCACGCGGCCTGTACAGCGGCAAGATTCAAGCTGTAGGCATACGCCAGCAAGTTGATGTACAGCCGCTCTATCTGCCCCGGATAGGTCTGTTTGCCAGCGATTTCCTCGTAGCGCCTGATCATCTGCGCTTCAATGGCAGCCGGATCAATGCGCACAAATTCCGGAGCGGGCAGCGTATTCATGCACCCACCTGCGTTTGCCGGATAATGCCGTCTGCCGCACGCCAGCGGATGCGGATGATGGCGTGTTCGGGCTGTTGCGCGGAGGCTGCGCTCACCTGCACCGATTCAAGCCGCATGCGTGGCTCCCAGCGGGTGAGCGCCGCGACGATTTCACGCACGATGTGCGGGCGGGCGCGATCTATCGGCCAGTCGATGTAATCGTGAATGCGGCAACCAAACTGCGGGCGGTGCGCGTCGCTGCCAAGTGGCGTAGACAGAATGATGCGGATGGCCTGGTCGATGTCGTCCACGCCCGTGACGAGTTCACCGTTTGCACGGGAGCGCCCCAGCGCAGGCTGCCAGTGCGCGGCGTTCGTAGGGATGGGGTAAACGGGTTGGGCTTGCATCATGTCGGCCATGATGCGGTGCGCCGCCCGCCCTGTCTTTTAAAGCCGTTTACAAAAACACTTCAGTGGCTGTGATGGTTGCTGTTGCCGCCCGCGTCCATGATGGAGCCGGTGGCGTTGATGTTGCCGTTGACCTGCACGTTGCCGGTAATCGTCGCGGTGGCGCTGCCCCCTGCGCCCATCGTCAAGCTGCCCGCAATGGTCAGAT